GTTGATACTTCTAGCTCTGAAAGAAGTCTTTGGATTTCAGGTAAGTCTGCAACAAGTGAAAGAAGTATTCATATATGGGGAAAGAACGGTGGTAGTTCTAATAGGGGTCTATGGATAGAAGGTAAGGCAACAGATACTTCCGAGAGAAATATATACATAATTGGTAAAAGTGTTGTATCTGAGAGAGGGTTATGGATAGCAGGGCTTGATACAAGCCACTCCGAACGGGGTGTATATATTGCTGGTGTAGATACGGGCAATTCCATAAGGGGCATTTATATTGAAGGCAAAGCGACTAGCAGTAGTGAAAGAAGTTTATATCTACACGGTTTGGCAACAGGCTTTTCTACAAGAGATTTATGGTTGTGGGGATTAGATACAGGTTATTCCGAGAGGGGTATTTACTTAGAGGGTAAGAGTGTTATTTCAGAAAGAGGCGTTTGGATCGCTGGTATAGATACAGATACAAGCGAAAGAAATATATACATTCAAGGTAAACTAACAGATTTTAGCGATAGGGGATTATACTTAAAAGGGTTGATAATAACACACTCTGAGAGAAGGTTAAGAATTGAAGGTGTGGCAACAGGCTCTTTACACTCCGAAAGGTCAATTTATGTCCAAGGTAAACTAACTAACGGTAGTGATAGGGGTCTATATATCTCAGGTAAAGTCCTCACAGGCTCTACAAGGGGGTTGTTTGTAAAAGGAGTAGATACAGCCCACTTGGAACGAACACTATGGTTGTTGGGCAAATTACACGCAAGTTCTGAGAGAAGTTTATGGATTCAGGGTACACTTACAAGTAATTCAGAACGTGGATTATTTGTTAAAGGAAAAATTCTAGCAGATTCCGAGAGGGGTTTGTATCTTGTAGGCTACCACGGTAGCACAAGAAATCTATATTTAATTGGAGCCAGATGTCCTTGGTATACTACCGATAAAAAAGATTGGCACTCAAAGGATACAAAAAAATGGTATAATAAGGAAGATATAAATTATAAAACTTCCACAAGAAAATTAAAATGTTAAATAAAATTTTATGGAAACTATTAGAGGGTATATTACGAAAGCAGACGTTGAGAAATACTGCGATATAGCGATAACAGATGATGATGAAGCAATAGAAAGAATGGAGTATGTAGAGCAAATGATAGACGATTATGTAGGCTTTCAAGTGAAGTTTTTAAAAGTGGATTATATAGGCACAGCAACAGGGGGTTCAACAACAACATTAGAAGACACTTCCAACGGTTCTCCTTTAAAGACGGCTTTAGACGATAAGTTTAAATACTGCACAGTCCAGATAATGAACGGGGCTATGGTAGGAGAGGAAAGACTAATAACAGGCCAAGAGCAAAACGAGATCGTATTTACCACACCCCTGGAGTATGAAGTAGCCGCAGGAGTGGTTTACAGAATATACCAGTTAGGGAAGTTTCCTAGGGTGCAGGATTTTGATTTAGAGGGAGAGCATTATTACAAATACATTCCTAGAAAAGTTAAAGAAGCGTGCTTAGCACAGTTTCAGTATCTAGTAGAAATGGGTGATGACTTTTTAATTAACGGTGCGAATAAGATAGAGGAGAGTTGGAAAGACTACTCTTATAAATTAGGGGCAACTAAAGGTGGTGAGGCTAGAATGATTGCACCGAAAGCGAAGTTCTTATTAAAGGGGATTATGAATCGCAAGGGTAATTTTTTAAGGAAGAGATACGATGCTATATAACGATATTGTAACGGTTTATGCGAAGGGTAGTAGAAATGCCTACGGGGAGAGAGAGTTCGGGGCTAGCCAAGATGTAGAAGCTAGAGCAACGGTTACTACTCAAGAAGTTATGGATTTAATGGGAGATAAAAAGTTGGCTGAATTAGAGGTATGGACTGCACACGAGGATATAGAAATAGGACAAAAGATAGAGTACTTGAATCAGGAGTATTTAGTATTGCAAGTGTTTAAAGTCCGAGACGAAAGGGGTCAATTAAAAACAGTTAAGTTTTTATGTTCTAAATATGGCTAAGGTAATATGGGACACGAAGCAAGTAATGGCGAACTTTAACAAATTGAAAGCGTCAATGGATAAAAAGGCAGAACAAGCTTGTTGGGTAGGAGCTATGGCAATACTTTCAGAGAGTGAAAGGATATGCCCTTTTGATACTGGTAACTTAAAAGATTCTGCAAACGCTGAGAAGTTGAATACAGAGGTAGGGTACAAGTTTGGTTACGGTATGAGATACCCAGTTGTTTACGCTAGAAGACTACACGAACACCCAGAATACAAGTTTAAGAACGGTAGAAAGGGTAAGTATTTAGAAAGCCCGATAAAAGAAAACACAGGTGATTGGCACTCTAAAGTTAGAAATAAGTTTAAAGAAGCTCTAATATGATAGCAAAAGAAATAGCAGATTACTTAGAAAGTCAAAGTATCGGCACAGTAGGTACGGATATATTTATAGACGCTATGCCAGATAGTCCTAATGATATGGTAGTAGTTTACAACACAGGGGGTTTTGAACCTGATATAGATGTTGCAATAGAACACCCTACTTTCCAGATAACAACAAGGAGTGAAAGTAGTGCAACAGCCTATGCGAAGGCAGAAGCTATAAAAGCTCTTTTACACTTGAAGTATAATGTAACTTTGGAAGTTGATGGAATTTATTATTACTTCATTCTAATGATGAATGGTATCAACAATTTAGGTAGGGACGAAAAGAACAGGATTGAGTATAGTATAAACTTTAGATGTAAAGTTAGGTAAAAAATGTTAAAATATAACGGAGAAGCATACAGGGAATTAAGGTGTCCTAACTGTAGAGCTTTATTATGTGAAGAGTACGTGTACAAAGGGAGGATTCGGATCAAGTGCCGTCAATGTGCTGAGATGGTAGAAATTCGTTTCACTTCCAAAAGTAAATAAATTTATTTATATATAATTATGGCAGCTTCAGTGGACAATGTTAAATTGGGAGTTTGCGAAGTCACGTTCAACGACGTTGAATTGGGTCATACCAAAGGCGGTGTTGTACTAACTTATGAGCCTTCCTATCACGATGTTTCAGTAGATGCATACGGAGAAACAGTAGTAGATAAAAGGCTTTTAGGTGAAAAGATTACAGCAAAAGTTCCTTTAGCAGAATCAACATTAGCAAACTTGCAAGTCGCAATGCCTATGGCTACAACTGATGGTACAACCTTAACAATAGGTTCTTCAGTCGGAGATAGCTTGGCAGACGAAGCAAAAGTTCTGGAATTACATCCAGTCGCTAATGCTTATGATAACTTAGATGATGACTTCACTATGTACAAGGCAGTTGTAACGAATACAATAGAACTACCTTATACGTAGAATTTACAGCTCTCTTGGATGAAACTAAAGATGATGGGAATTATCTTGGTGCATTCGGAGACCTTACTTAATTAAATTTAGCAGGAGAACTCTTTAAGAGTCGCTAACTATGAAAGAAAAACAAGTAAAATTAAATGGCAAGGACTACACCATTAAAGAGATGCCTATTCGTAGGTTGGTGGAAAGCCTTGCTTTTCTAAAGAAAATTCCCGAACAGTTGGAGGGTATGGGTGATGTGAAAGGTATAAGTGATACAGCCCTACTCTTTCAACTTATAGGGGGTTCTGCAAATGAAGTTTTTACTATCCTTTCAAAGGCAACAGAAATAGAACAAGAGGAGATAGAAAACTTTGGTCTTGCAGATACAGCAAAGCTCTTTAAAACGGTTTTGGAGGTTAATGACTTTAACGAAATAAAAAAAGAGATAGGGGACATCACGAAAATGTTTCAAGCTCCACAGGGTGGCTTGAAGAAATAATTGATACTCTAGCATCTCAATACGGGTGGACTAAGGATTACATATTAGATTATATGTACCTTAGCGAAGTTAGGGAGTTGCTAGAATGTATTGTAAAAAGAAAGAAATCCGATGCTCTCCTTCAACTAATGATAATTCACAACCCTTACGTTAAAGACCCGAACGCTCTATTTAGAGAGCTAAAAGAAGGTGGTGAAAGATTGCAAGTGGACGATAATATAGACAAGAAGGGATTGGAAAGATTTAAAAAGAAATTGAAAAAGGAATCTAAATTTATAAAAGTCAAAAAGTGAATATAGGAACAATATCAGCGAAAATAGTTGCAGA